ACCGTCACCCAGAAGTCTTTAAAGTCACGGCCAGAGATCTTCTTGATCACCTGATCCTCGAAGGTCATGTAGTTGCCCCGCTTGTTCATCAGGATCATAGGCTGGTTCTCAATGACCACCTCTTCACCCTCTGCGGTAACACCCTTGTAGGATACTAGACCACGAAGCTGGCGGAATAGGTTGATGGTAGAGAACTTAGCCTTCTCTTCCTTACCCCAGTCTGCCATCTGCTTTGATGTAGGCTTACCACAGCGAATGGTACCTAGTTCATCAATAGGCTCCATAGAGAACCGTGGGATCATAATGGTACGGTTACGAGGCCGCATCTCCTCTTCATCGAAGTCGATCCACTGAAAGACTTGGGATAGAACCCGGATCTTCACCTCTTCGGCGTAGACCTCTTTTTCTAATCCTTTGACGTAGAACATACCGATCTTGTCTTTGATCGAGCGGCCTTCTTTGTCCTTGCGCTGATAGTTGATTTTTAACTCAGGTAGACGGTTGGACGGCGCACGATCACCGCCGCCGATTGGGGCATCATTTAGACCCAGAATTGCGTTAAGTTTTGCCATCTCTGCGGCGTTTGACACTGCTAAATCACCCATAGTGATCTCCTCTTAGTTTAGACCTGTAATGTAGAATAGTAGAGTGCGTCAGTCAACACTTAGTTCGTGTTGATCCATCCAATTTGTTCCAACAGAACCTTCAATATCGAGAGGCAGAACTGCTTCATAATTGAAGCGATCTTTCATCTCATCAGTGACGCCTGTCATAGCCCACTTCAGTGCTTGATTTACTGCATCCAGTTCGTCTGGGTGTATGTCCACAACGATGCTGTCATGGACTGTGAGGACTAGCTTAGACTTGAGATTTAGCTCCCTGAACTTACGAAGCGCACGAACACATGCCAGAGGGACTTGATCCGCCGTCGCAAAGCTCTGAACTGGAAAGTTAACCAACTGCGTGTGGTTAGTGACTCTTCCTGACCGAGTCCGTTTAGCTCCGGGGAATGCAAACTGGCGGCCAGACGGCGTTTGTACAAAGCCTCGTCTGAGTACCTGATCCCCCAGTTCTGTGTGCCATCTTTTGAGTCCCTTGTAGACATTGAAATACTCCTTGAAATACGTCTGCACATGCTCCGGCTCACCAGCGCCCATCCCGCCGTAGAGGGGGCTGAACGTCACGGATTTTGCCGCAGACCTTTGATCTTTAGTAACTTTTTCGGGTTCTATCTGGTGGATGATTGCCGCAGTCTGGCTGTGTACATCCTTACCATTGAGAATATCGTCGATGATCTGTGGATCTCGAGACAACTCCCCAGCAACACGAAATTCTAATCCGCTGAAATCCCATTCTCCCACGCTACCGCCGGGGAACCTACTTACAATCGCCTTACGGACCTCGAACTTGTTGCCCTTGGGTAGGTTCTGAAAGTTTGGGTTAGTGGAAGATAGACGGCCTGTGGCGGTTACTGTCTGGTTAAAGCTCGAGTGCAATAGACCAGAGGGTCTTGTCCACAGCCTGATGCCCTTCACGAAACTATCGAGGTATGTGCTTATGGCATTCAGTCGGCTAGTCTTCTCGAGAAACTCAACAGCAATGAGGTTGTCCTTAAACTTGGCTTGCTGGATCAGCTTCTTCACTGTGATCTTATCGGTCTTGAACCCGTTGATAGAGGCGTCCGCTGCGGACGTAGGGTTCAGCTTCAGACCAGCCACACGGCTAGTAGGCACATACAGAGCGCCCTCACCATGACACACAGGACACTTGGTTAGCTGCTTGTACGGCTTACCATCCTTCTTGATCTTCTGGATCTTACCTTTGCCATCACACTCAGTGCAGTGATGAGCCACGGTGCGATATACCTTCTGGGTGGTCTCACGAACCCGGCGACTGAATTGTGAGGCATTGAGGCGGGGAGGGTATAAAGGCTTACCCCTGTGATCCACGCCGATATTCCAAGCCTGACGATGCTCTTCCCGATCTTTAACCTGACGGCTGTAGACCACCCGAGACATATCTATACCGCTGTTGAGGTTTATCGGGGTATCGCCCATAACCTCTATGACGATTTCATCTAGACGCTTCTCTAGCTCGTCCTTCTCTGTCTGGTATAGTAGGCCTACCTCATCCAGAGTATCGAGATCTATCTTTATGCCGTTACCTTCGATCTCCAGAAGGAACTCCAACATATCCATTGTAAGATCCATGACCTTAACGAGAGAGGATAGTTCTTCTGTGGCAAGCTCGGCTTGTTGCTGTGAGTATATCTCCGCACAGGCAATAACATCCGCTTCTGCGTACTCGTGTACAGTGGCTAGTGGCATTGCCTCAAAGCCCGTGCCAGACTTGAACAACTCATCGACTAAGTCAGACTTCTTACGAGTAACGTCCCGCCGCTCGGCTGTAGCTTTTAGCGACAATTCGGTACGCTGGCCCCGGGCTAAGAGATATTCCGCCGCCATCGTGCAGTATATACGATCTGGTATACGGAAGCCCATCTCAAGCAGCCAGAAGGCATCAAACTTGGCGTTATGACATACCAGTACATCAGCCCAGTCCAGAGCCTCTTGCATATCATGCCGTGAGTTAGGAAAATCACACTCATTATGGAAGAAGACTGAATACTCTACCTTCAGCGGAGTGACACCGCCCTTGGCCCAGTAACCTGATACCAGCTTATTCTCTGGGTGCTTGGGTGAGTTGTCTGTCTTATCTCCGATCTTCTTAACGGTAGTCTCGAGGTCGAGGAACAGAACATTACTCGACATATCGGGACACCTCTGGCTCGATGTTGCATATGATCGTCCCGTGCCAGCCGGACAGCTTGTTCTTGCTTATGGTAACAAACCGGGTGTGGTCTGGCTCGTTAGTCTCCATCTCTGCGTTGTGACGCCCCAGACCTAGAATGAGATCACTCTCTGCGGCCTTACCGATCTTAGAGCCTTCCATCATTGTGAAGGACAGACGGGACTTCTTCTCCGCATCCGCCGAGGCTTGGGACACCGCAATCACTGCACAGTCGTGCCGCTTTGCCACCTCTCTCAGGCGACGATACAACTCACGCAGACGCTCGTGTCCGGCATTATACTGGCCCTCGATCTGGATCTTGTCCGCTTGGTCTAAGATCAGAACATCTACGGCCTCGGTCTCACACTTGGCCTCAATCTGAGCCAGCGTCCAATCCTGAACATCGAACATCTCTATGTTGTTCTCGATGTCAGCGAACTTCTGGCGGCAGAGCGTGGGGTTCTCTGCAATCTGGTGTTTGTCCATACCCGAGTAGGCTTGCATTGCCCGGTACATTGTCCGGCTGGTTCGCTCCTCGTTACCAAGGTAAAGAACCTTAGCCCCTTGCGAACAGAAGCCCCCCGGCGCACAGCACAGACTGATCACAAAGGCAGTCTTACCAGTGTTGGGCGTAGCGAATACGATACCGAATTCCGCTGGGCCGATGCCGTAACAAACATCTTTGATTGTAGAGATGTTAAATGCCCAGCGAGATTCATCACCTGACTCGGCCATAAGCTCATAGATGTCTTTAGTGGTTGGGGTACCAAAGTCATCCGGCGTGAAGCCATCCTTATTGTTCTCCATCTTATTACGAAGAACATCGAACAGATCGAAGTTACCTTCGTTGATCTGTACCCCGAGGTTGGCTATCTCTAATCCCTCATACTTACGCCACATATCTGCTATGATGTCTGAGGCTATATCATCTGACATGGCTTCTGTATTGGCCACAGCCACCACCATGTCCTTGATGATAGCCTTGTCGGAAGATGTCGCCACTGGGTTATGCACATCGAAGAGAGCCATAAGCTCTCTGGGTGTAATGTCGTGGTCATACTTTTCATGAGCTGATGTGAGGATCTTATATAGTTCTCTGGCATCATCTCCGAATAGTTCGGCCTTTAAGCGGCTCTTGTTCTCTCTGTAAAATTGGCTCGATAGTAAGTTTCTAATGACTGCGTGGTCCAAAGCGCACCCTCCCTTTCAAGTTAGTGTGTTTAACTAAGTGCCACGAGCGCCACTGTGGTGTCAACAGAAGACACAAAAAAAGCCCCGCTAAAAAGCGAGGCCTTCTAAATCCTACTAGTATGGGGAGGAGGTTCTAGTTGTTGCGGAACTTCATCTTCTTGATATCTAGAGCATCTCCTCGACGCTCCTTCATATCCATCTGGTAGTTCACCACAGCCTTGTTGCCTGTAACAATATTCTTCAACATTGTTGCCAGCTTCTCTTCTTCATCTCCGGCTTCTCTAAATCCATCAAATTCATAGTCCACGACTAGAACGGCTCGTGCTTTCATTGGTCCATTTCCTTTAGTTTAACGTCGGTACATGGGGCTTCGACGTACTCAATTACTCTTAAAACTTGATCTGGCGTAAGCCATTTTAAGTCCTCTGTTGTGAACCTCACAGTCGCCTTAGTAAGTGACTGTAAAGATTTCGATAAAGAGAATGCCTTAGAACTAGCATCCTTGTCAAGAATAATTATTACATCATCAAAGTGTCGTAATTGGTCCTTAATAGAAGGCGTGATTCTTGTACCAAGTAATGCGTATCCGCAATATCCATCTACCCTAGACACTGAACAAGCACTGGGGGCGTCTTCTACTAATACTGGGATGCCTTGGCCCACCTTGATACCCTTAGATGTATCTCCGTAAGTATACCACTTGGGTGTACGTCCATCTAAGGCTCTGCCTACGGCTCCTTTACCGTCTTCGGTATAGAATAGAACTCTGTTGTCTCGAGGTGCGTACTTAACCTTGATCAGACCCCCTCTATAAGCCTCGAGGCTATTTACTGAACCAATGTAACTCAGAGCCTCTTTATGATGATCTATGGAGCTTACGATTGATGGGAGTGAGTTGTAGTAGACAGCCTTGGTCTCTTTACCTCGAAGGTAGGCTTTAACCCCCGAGGCACCTCTACCCGCATTGTAAGATCCTTTGACCCCACAAGATGATCTAAAGCAGTTCCATAGTAGCTTACCATCCTGCTTCACTATGCCAAACTTCTTACGGCCTCCGCAGAACGGACAGTCTAAGGACTTCTTCTCACCATCATTGATTCGTATTGATGAGAGGATGTCTATTTGATCCCTGTAAGAATACTTCATACTAAACCTCTATGATGGGGATAGTTCGGGGCCAAACGGCCCCTCACTTATACACCTAAAAAACCATTTGTATAGAGCTAAAACGCACACTTTAGTAACGGCCCAGCCACGGGGGTGACTTGTAAGTCACTGATTTATATACTGGGTCGTATACCCTGAAGGTCGCAGGTTCAAATCCTGCTCCCGCAACCAAGTCTTTGATATCATTGATTAAAACTACCCCTAGTGGGGTGGAGTGGGTTTTAGTGGTCTGAGATAGCATTTTTATCCGCCTCGAACATCTGGCAGACCGAGTCGAAGTCTAGCTTTGTAGACAACGCCACAGCTATCCTATCCTTATCAGAACCTGAGTGTACGCTGTGCAGCTTCGTTACATCTAGGATGTATGCGTCACCATCTTCTGCCACAAATGATGCGATAGTGTCTACATCTTCGAATTGATAAGCGCAGCCTGTAGTCTGGTTAGGCAGCTTGAAGGGCTCGGCACCATCCTTAGGCTTGTTGAAGTCTGTAGTATAACCTCCCGCCTTTAGGTACAGGTTAACAACCGTACACACGCCGCTGTCGATGTGTGGAATGATGTCTCGGTTGATGTGCATGTGTAGAGGCACGAACATATGCCTCATCTTTATCGGAATATGGTTTAGTAGGCTGGCGGTCATCTTGTGACTGATGATGCAGTTCTTGTAGGCAATACCCTCGAACTTACCATCCTTCTCTATGCCGTACTTAACCACATCGATGGGACCGGCAGATACCTCTTGGGCATCAAAACCAATGTCTATCTTCTTATAGTGCATTGCGCTGCTCCTTGATTACCGTCTCAAACTTGAAGAACAACTGCTCGAACTTCCACTGGTACAGTTGCTGAATTCCTAGAAGGGCGTTCATCAGTTCATCTTGGGTAGGGTCACGTTCACCGTCACCTATCTGTTTGAACACTGTCTCAAGGTCATTACATACACGCCAGCAGTCCAAGATCATTGGCTCTAAGTCATACAGTTTAGTCATCGTTATTCTCCTTACTGTTTGCGGTAAATACAGGTGTTAATCTCCGCATTTATATAGAAAGACAACATTCACTCTCTTCATTTTCACAGCAATCACACAGAGTTAAATCACCATGTATTTCCTCGCTATATGGGCATACATGAGGCTCCCGTTTACCAGAGCAGGGATGGTCTCTGTTGTATTCTCGACACATTTCACAAGTTTCTTTATTCAT